GAAATGTGACACGAAAATAACCCTGTATGTACGGCCCCGAACGGACCCTACACATGTATGTAAAAAACAGTTAAACAAAACAATTCCATTAACACAGAAGGAAAAACAATGACAAACCACATCAGTATCCACGGCAACATCGGGCAACCACCCGAATTGAAATATACGAACAGCCAACTTGAAGTAGCAGAGTTCACTGTTGCAGACAACTACGGTAAAGATGACAAAAAGAAAACGACATGGCACAACGTTGTAGTGTTCGGCAAACTAGCCCTCAACATTGCTAGTACGTTCACTAAAGGTGACAGCGTTATCATCTCAGGGCGTTTAGAGCAGGAAGAATACACAAAGAAAGACGGCTCGAAAGGCAAGTCAATTCGTGTTATCGCAGACGAAGTGGGTTACTCACTGCGTTGGAAAGCTGTAGTGCCTGACCAAACAGAACAAGTGTTACGCCAGGTAGCAGACAAGTTCCCTGGTGCATCAGTAGTTACTGACGAAGAACCGTTCTGACATGTCGCTGCATAGGGGCGCAGAAATACTTGGTGAAGCACACCGTTTAATCACGGGTCCACGCCAACAACAGTATGACCACCCGCTAGAGGACTACACGAAAGTTGTGGAAATCTTCTACGGGTTGACGGGCATAGAACTAACCGTGCAAGAAGCGTTGTGTTTCATGGTTGCCGTTAAGATGGCTCGACTCAGAACGTCACGTGAACGCGGGCAGCTGCACCACGACTCGTTAGTGGACGCTATCGGGTATTTGGGGTGCATGAACATGGTGGAGAAAGCATGAGATTCGGAAGCCTGTTCGCCGGTGTCGGCGGTTTCGACATCGGTTTAGAAGCCGCAGGATGGGAATGTGGGTGGCAAGTTGAATGGGATAAAAACTGTCAACAAACCCTCTCGCACCATTGGCCGGATGTACCCAAATGGCTAGACGTTAGTGACGTTAACGGCGCAGAGTTACCGCCCGTTGATGTAATCACTTTCGGTTCACCCTGCCAAGACCTATCTGTTGCTGGCAAACGTGCCGGTATACAACAAGAAGGTGGCAGGTCTAACCTATTTTTTGAAGCAACCAGAATCATTAAGGAGATGAGAGATGCAACAGCCGGAGTTAGCCCTAGATGGGCTATATGGGAAAACGTCCCAGGAGCTTTCACTAGCGGAACAGGTGACGACTTTGAGGCAGTCCTCAAAGAAATGGCAAACTTGGGGGCAAGTCTCGTTGAATGGGCAACCTTGGATGCGCAGTTCTTCGGAGTACCCCAACGTCGAAGAAGAGTTTTCGTCATCGCTTGTTTCGATACTGCAATCTCCGACAGAGGTGGCAGACCGATACTTGCTATCTCCGAAGGCAGCCGAAGGAATACTTCGAAGGGCAAACAAACGAGACAAAGTGTTACCAATGAGACTCCAGCAAGCGTTGGAACAGGTAGCGAACTTGGAAGTGGAAAAACAATAGCGAACTGCATACCAGCGTCCCTATACCACAAGTCAACTGTCGTAAACCAAGACGTTAATAATGGTCATGTTGTTGTTGTAGACAACCCTATTGTCGGTTCACTCCAAGCCCGTGACTATAAAGGCGTAGGCAACCAATATGTGATGGAGAACAAACTTGTGGTACACAAAACGCCGCCGAGCGCAGAATAATGAAGATTACGAAACGTGGATTGAAGGCGGGGTATGTCCTACCTTGAACGCTTTTGACAATACTGGCGATAGTCGCGCAACCGTAATTGTGTTCCAGCCAGGCACAATGGTCAGGTTAAACGGCGGCATATGGGAAGGGATAGTACCCACTTTGAGAGCTGAAGCAAAACGTGGCGACAACGAACCGCATCTAGTAATTTTTGACAACTCTTACCGTGATGGTATCCGTATACAAAAAGGTGAAACAACTAACACCCTTTCCGCAAAGATGGGGTCGGGAGGGAACAACGTGCCATTCGTAGCGCAAACAATACCGATACAAGATGGGAGAGAAATGGAAAAGAAACAAAACGGTTTAGGTATCGGCCAAGAAGGCGACCCGTCATACACGCTCGACCAAACAGGCGCACAAGCTGTTGCCTATTCGATACGTGAAGATGCTAAAGCAAACAACTTTTCGGCAACAGAAATAGAAACCGCCAGGTCACTATCATCATTGCGTCCATCAGTACAATCACACCACGCACAAACGTTCATTGCCGAACCAACAATGCAGGTACGCAGACTCACACCAGTAGAGTGTGAACGTTTAATGGGGTGGGCCGATAACCATACCCTGCACCGTGCCGACGGCAAAATAAACAGTGACACCACCAGGTACAAAATGTGCGGGAACGGTGTGGCATCACCCGTAGCGCAATGGATAGCAGAACAAATAGACATAGCCGAAAATGGCTTGTGACCATTGCGGAACAGTAACTAAAGCACTCACCACCTGGACCCCTAACCAGGTGGCTGAGTGTGAATGTTTATGCCATGAAGCAAAAAGATATAAACCTATAAAAAAAGTTCGTAAAGGGGCTAAGAAATGAATAGATATTGGCGTGAAGAAGCAGCTTGTAAAGGCGCTAACACTAAACTGTTCTACGGTGAACGTGGCAAAGGCAAAACAATATATAAAGAAGCCAAAAAATATTGTGATGACTGCCCTGTACTGGCAGACTGTTTTCAGTTCGTCATGGAAGCAGAAATACATTCCGGTCATTACCGTCACGGATATTTTGCTGGCATGACCCCGCTTCAACGCGAGCATTATCAACGGCAACGGAACAGTAACGTTCATGCGTCTTGAATGGGAAGAAAAAGCTGCCTGCAAAGGCGCACCTGTAGAAACTTTTTTCCCCGAAATAAACGGCGACAAAACAGATAACCCTTGGTTGCCGGCCCGAAACTATTGTGGCCAATGCACGGTCAAAAAACAATGTCTCGATGCGGCATTAAAATATGAACAGCCCATACTGATGCGGTTCGGCATGTGGGGTGGGCAAACACCAACAGAACGTGGTGTCACAGCCTCTAAACGTGGCAGAAAAACATACAACCTTTAGCGATATGAAGTCGTTCAACTAGCGACGGGGTGGGTGGGCAAAAAAATATAGCCGCGCATCACCGCGCCGGAAGGGGGTACGGCACGGGAGCGCAGCTACGTGACAACACTATAGCAGCTGGCTCTACAATTCCACCACCATTAACGTCGATGAATATGTTGCCAGGCCGCACCCCGCTATGGCGCTACTAGCCGCATTAAAAGTAGTGTGCCGATACGCCAGGCCGACACGCCTATCGTATTTGTGGCCGTCACGATAATACGGACCGCGCCAGTATTCACGGATAATACCGCCCAACATTCTTATAACAACATACTGTCTACGTTTACGCCGATACCGTGGAAACGAAATAGCCCTACCCGCACGTGCAATACCCCGCAAGGTATCACCGGCAAGTAGGGCTACCGTCGATGTTTCAATATGGCGTAATAGTTTATTGCTCACTGCCCAACACGGGCGTGTTGCGGGCCTGCACCTGCATGTTAAACACGGGCGTAAGTTTGCCAGGTTTAACCCCGCTACTGCTCACTAAAGGCATGACATACAGCTCTACAGTGAGTGCCATATAGCCTGGCTCTCTCATATCACGGGCATATTTCATGGCGTAATCAGTAACGTGCGGCGGGATAACCCCACCTTTAACGCCCCGATTATCGGACGCTATTACTTGCTCACCCAATATAACTAGGCCGTCACTAACGCTAATGCGATAATGTTTCATTGGTATACCCGCCAATTATTATCGTTAATTAATTGTGCCGCTACAACGCCATTACCATTACACTCTGCCAAATGGGCGACCCGTTTAAGAGTGTCAAAAATTGACTCAACAACGTCATCGAGAGTAATTTTTATGTCGCCGGCAGAACGATTATCTTCTAAAAGTTGGGCAACTACACTCTCTACGTCGAAACTAATTTTTAACGTAGCGTGAATGTTGTATATTTCCTGGCCGCTATTGTCGGTAAAAGTTATTTTGCTCATCAGTAAAGACCCCATTTTTCACGTTGCTCATCGGTCACGGCCCGCAACACTGAGCTGCTACCCGTCGGGGCATCATGGTGGCTCAGTGAGTATTCAATACGGTCACTAAACACGGTATAGCGCATAGTCCACTCACCGTTTACCGTCATGCCCCGTAACATTTCTTCTACCGTTTTTGCATGAAACATGCCAGACACTTGCCTATCCCATAGTTTCAAGTTTTCTGCACGCCACCAATTAGTTTCGTTACTGTCACGTAACTCTTCAATATCTGTAGAGAATTCTTCTAATGCCCATTCCCAACAATTACCGTAACATTCTGCTGCCGGTTCATTAGTGTATTCACCAATAGTGTCGTCATAGTCCATACAAGTACAACTACTTGACATATGGCCCGTAAACGTTTCCATCTTATTCATATATCCCCTATTCATATAATTCCCCACCCGAATTAGTGGAAGAATAGTATGCGGCAAGTGTTGCGAACACTTGAAACGGTAACGCTACCCCGCATCTACCCGTACACTACAAAAGTTTACGGGCCTTTAATTCTTGCCTAAGTAGTTCGCATTTCTCATAGTAAGTGTTGCTATCCCACCCGCAAGAGTAACCTGCAAAACAAGGTTCACCCCTACCCCATACCGCCAACATTTCTTTATCGGTAGCCGTACGTATATCTGGCCGCAAAATATCGGCGGCAATATTTGCCATAACCTTATGAACATTCATTTATCGCCCCCAACTACTGCCCCCGATGATTCAAGGCTCTCACGGCAAGTAGCACACAAGTACGCCCCGCCCGCATCAGTAACATGCCCGTCAATGGTTCGATGCCACGTAGCGTAAGCAGTAGCAGGGTAATGTTTGCACCCCTGGCATATCGGCAACGTCACGGGCCTTAAAATATCCGCCGCAATATCTGCCATCACACTATGAATATTCACGATACGCCCCTAACTATTTCGATGCCGTTACCCTGGCAATACTCACGAAACAATGCGATAGCTACACGCTTAGGGTAGCCGTAGTATTGGCGAGACATATACCATTCACCCATACTACGGCCGTCTTGTACTAGCGCCGTAACAACATAATGCCCCGTAACGGGGTTACGTTCTGCCGTAACCATTATTTGCCCCCCCGTTGTGGCATCACAACACCCGTAAACGTGCCGTAATCGTTGGCCGAAACAATACGGCCTGGTTTAGCCGCATGAATACTCTCAACGGTAATAGGTGAATCTTTACCCGCCCACAATGTCGCCGCGTCGACAAGACCCGCCAAATATTTGCCGTTAAACAATGCGGGTAATTCTATCTCTGTCGCCCCGTCAACAATGCTACGGCACGTCGGGTATTCATTAGACAGACATTCTACTGTCACCCGTGAAATAGTGTCACCCGCAACATTCACGCCAGAAACAAAACAATGTTTTGGTGAATCGCCGGCAAGTTCTAACACCACGTTGCCCGTTTTGCCTACGGCCTTAGCACAAACTTGAACGGCCTTAACAATATCGCCAGACAACAAAACACTATTCTCATAGGTGGCCGTTAGGTCTGGTATCGAAACGGTATGCAAACGATACGAATCGGTAGCAGTAAAGATATGAACCCCCGCCGCTATTTCCCAATTAACACCCGTCAACGCTAAACGCATTGCATCGGTAGCCCGTGCCGTATCCACGGCCTTAAACAAATTGCCGGCAACGCCGCCAGATATTTCTATTCTCATATTTCCCCTATTCTTAATACTGCCCCAAATGGCAGAGTCCCTACTGAGAATTGAATCTCACGCCCAAAACGGTAGGGGGCGGGTATGACCCGCAACTATTCAACTAACAAATTTTGCCGTACCAATTTCAATTTCAGTAACACAACACCCGAAATATTCTAGAACCTTATCGGCGCTATCGTAATGGATACCAACATCGGCCAAATACGTTTTGGCATGTTCGGCCGCCAGATAGCGCGCATCGGATTCCGTTGTAGCTACTGCCACAATTTCATATTTAGTTGGGATAGTAGCCACGTACACCCGCATTATTTTGCCCCCCATATCTCAAATGCCCACCCAAAAGAACCAACATCGAAAAATGGTTCATCACCATACTTGTCATCGAAATATGTTGGCAACAATTCAACGCCGACAGAACCGTCAAGAGTGTTATCCCAAAAAATACGGCCATCATCAGTAATCGTCGGCCCGCCACAAAATTCCATACGGCCGGCAGACATTTCACGCCCCGCCCATTCTGCCAATTCCACAACACCATCGAACGTTAGAAACGGCATAAAAAAATTATTCCACGTCTTTTGGGGGTTATGAACCCCCACTAGGTAAGGCCCGTCAATATCGGGGCCGACAGTAAACACGCCCCACTCAAAAAATTGGCCGCTATCGGCCTTGAATGTTTCTTTAACCATATCCATTAGATACCCCTATCCTTTAACGCCCACCCCAATGGTGAGAGTAGTACCTACTCAGAATTGAATCTTACGCCCGACGGCGGTAGGTGTTGGCGGCCAGACTATTAGCCGGCCACGAAATTAGTTTCTAACAACTCAAAATATTTTTGCACAACGGCATCGACAGGTTGAACCCCTAAACATTCTTCATTGTCGAAAAGTTTTTCAGTAAAAAAACGGCCGCCCCATTGGGCGAACGTCGAAACAAAATAATCAGTAGTAGCGCCTAGCCGTTCTTCCCACTCTAAAAGAGCATCGACATAATCACGGCGAGAATATGTCTCGCCATCATGCAAAATGTCACCATTAGATAGCAGAACAACATCGGCCAAACTATCTTTAAACATGGATTCCGCATAAAAATTTATTTCCGAAACATTCACAAGATACCCCTATTCTTAGTACTGCCCGAAATGGCAGAGTGGGCGGCCGACGTTGTGAACATCGGCAAGGGTACACGCCCCGCCCGTAGCACCTAAATGCTAAATGGTTTCTTTCACGTTGTCTAGCAGTATTTCAATACGCCACCTAACGTCACGCAAGACCCGCCACGTATCACGGGCCACCCAAAACGCCATGCACACAGTAAACGTGCAGGCCGTGAACATCATGACCAAAAGGCCCGCCCGTTCTGGCCCGTCATAGTTAGCGCAAATAAACGCAATGATGGCAGTAGCCGGCACCGTGAACACGGCAAAAGACAACGCCCCCCGAAACTCTCTCGCCCGCAAACGTTCGGCCCGTTGGGCGTGCCGTAGTTCTGCTAGGTCATGCTCTAAAAATAGGTTCTTCATCAGTAGCCCCCCGCCATTTCGTCAAGGTAATCGGCCAGAGTCCCCGCATAGACCCGCAACGTATGCGAATCACTACCAGAGTGAACCCGAATCTCAACGTGCGAACCATCGTCACTATCCCGCAAAATGTCACAACGCGGGCCGCCACAAGTCCGCAAAATTTCGCAACGTGTCGCCCCGTCACTCTCGCCAACTTTACGCCAGATATCTATATCTAAGCACCTATCGTTAAGGTAATCGTGCGCAATGTCTGCCCCGTCATCATCGGGCCATTCCATTTCTAAAACATTTAAGGCCGCCGTGACCTCATCGAACTCTGCCCTATCTTCTTCTGCTATCCGCACAATG